ACCCAGATATAATAATCATGATCCAAAGCCTCTGAGTCGAAAGACTCAGGGGCTTTTTTATGTCTGGAGGTGAGCATTTTGTTATTCCGCACCATCACTATCATTATTACCATCGTATTTTAAAGCGCAGCTGCGCAGAAAGGAGAAAGCATCATGAACTTTTGGTCCGAAATCGTCAAAGAGGTTGGCACCGTCCTGGTGGAAGTCCTCGTCCGCATCGCTGAAGAAATGGAAAACAACAATTGATCACAGTACACTGAAAAGGAGATTTTACTATGCCCGCAAATGTTGAAACGATGTTCTCTGTCCGTGAGACCCCTTGGCACGGCCTTGGCCGTATCATTATGGATGCCCCTGCAAGCCGTGAAGCCTTGGAACTGGCCGGTCTGGATTGGCAGGTGGAAAGCCGTAATATCTATTCCGGCACGGGTGCTATGATCCCCGGCTATCGCGCAAATGTCCGCAGCACTGATGATGCTGTTCTGGGTGTGGTATCCGACCGCTACCGCATTGTGCAGAACGAAGAAGCATTTCAGTTCACCGATGACCTGCTGGGTGAAGGTGTCACTTATGAAACTGCCGGTTCCCTGCAGGGCGGCAGAAAGGTCTGGATGTTGGCAAGGCTTCCGAGGAAATATCTTATTGCTGGAGATCAAGTAGTACCATATCTTGTGATCTTCAACAGTCATGACGGCAGTTCTGGTGTGAAAGTGGCCATGACTCCGATCCGTGTGGTCTGCCAGAATACTCTGAACCTTGCGCTGAATACCGCAAAGCGCAGCTGGACTGCACGCCACACCGAAAATGTTCTGCTGCGGGTGCAGGATGCCCGTGAGACCCTGCAGCTGGCCAGCAACTATATGGTTGAACTCGGCAACCGTGGCGAAGAGCTGGCTCGCATCGATTTATCCGATCACAAGGTGCAGGAGTTCATCAATGAGTTTTTCCCGATTTCTGAGGACCTGTCCGATTGCCAGCGGAAGAATAACCTGCGCTTGCAGGAAGATCTGAAGGCTCGCTATTATAACGCACCGGATCTGGGATGGGTCGGCAAAAACGGTTGGCGCTTTATCAACGCAGTCTCCGATTTTGCTACCCACGCAGATCCTCTCCGCAAGACCAAAAACTACAACGAGAACCTGTTCCTGCGCACCGCAGAGGGCAACCCCATGATCGACAAGGCTTACAAGATGGTGCTGGCAGCAGCATAAAGGAGCAAGCCATGAATGATGTAAATAACCGCATTTTCAGGGAATTCACGGAATTTTTTGACAACGTCGAGAAGAGTGCTTCTGAAATCAGCGTTACCATGGCTTATGAGATCACGATGAAAAGTACCATCAGCACCGCCATTATTGTTTTGGAATCCGAGGGCAGACTGGAGGAGCGCTACTGGAACCATCTCAGGGTGCAAAATAATATTCTGGATTTTCTTTATGACCTGTGGGTTAGCTCTTGCCATTCATTGGCCAGCGACTTTTCCACGATCATGAAAGACTTGGTGGAATACGACTTCATCATTACCGAATCAATTATGAGAGAAAGGATGCAAAGTGCATGAAAAGATTGATTTCTACTTTGAACCTGTCCAAAGAAGATTGGCTCCGTTACCGTAAGTGCGGCATTACCGGCACCGATGCAGGTGCCATTCTGGGTGTAAATCCCTATCGTTCTGCTTTTCAGGTTTACTGCGATAAAATCAGCGATACCATTGAAAATATCGACAACGAGGCCATGCGGCAGGGCCGTGACTTGGAGGATTATGTGGCGCAGCGGTTTTCCGAAGAAACGGGCTTTAAGGTGCGCCGTGCAAACGCTATCTATCAGAGCGAGGAACATCCGCTGCTTCTGGCAGACTTTGACCGCCTGATCGTTGGGCAGAAGGCCGGGCTGGAGTGCAAAACGGTTTCACCGTTCTCTGCGGATAAGTGGGCAGATGGCAAAATCCCTGCACATTACATGGCTCAGGTCAATCACTATCTGGCTGTCAGCGGTTTTGACTGCTGGTACATTGCTGCTCTGATTTTTGGAAAAGAGCTGGTAATTCATAAAATCATCAGTGATAAGGTTGTTTTGAACAACCTCATTGCCAAGGAAGAACACTTCTGGAAATACAACGTAATGCCCGAAATTCCACCTGTACCTACCGGAAGCGAGGGGGATACACAGCAGATCAATCAGCTGTACTCTGCAGATGATCGAAACAAAACTGCCGATCTAAATCCCATCCGCGACTTGTTGGATAAGCGACAGGAGCTTTCCACCCAAATCGAGCAGATGGAACAGGAGAAAACGGCTATCGAGCAACAGGTCAAGCTGCAAATGCAGGATGCTGCCTATGGCACAGCACCGGGTTATAAGGTATCCTGGGTATCCTCCGAAAACAAGCGTGTGGATTCCCAGCGTTTGAAGAAAGAACAGCCCGATATTTTTAATCGGTACAGTAAAAATGTAAGCAGCCGCAGGTTTACCATTATCCATGCAGCATAATTTTTGTATGTCTGCTGGCATACAAAATTGCCTGTTTTTCCAATTTTGTTTAGTACGGCAATACAAAATTGCCCGTTTCTCTAACTTTGTTTAGTACAGCAATACAAAACCCGGCGCAGCAATTCATTTGTTGCGCCGGGTTTTTATCAGAAAGGATGCTATCATGGAAAATCCATTCGTAAAATTATTTGCTATCGACTTCAAAGATCATCTGGAAGTCAAGAAGTCTGGCAATACCGAGCTGAAATATGTAAGCTGGGCGTATGCCTGGGCGGAGGTGAAAAAGCTGTATCCTTCTGCCAGCTATGAGGTCAAGAAATTCAACGGCCTGCCCTATGTTTATGATCCCATAACCGGCTTCATGGTGTACACCTCGGTCACGATTGAGGGCGTTTCGCACGAAATGTGGCTGCCTGTACTGGATGGCGCAAACAAAGCCATGAAAGCTGTGCCTTACACCTATACCACCCCGAAATGGGACTACAATCCTCAGACCCGCCGCCGTGAAAAGGTCGGCATGGAAGAGCGCACCGTAGAAGCAGCATCCATGTTCGATGTGAATAAGGCTATCATGCGGTGCTTGGTGAAGAACCTTGCTATGTTTGGTCTGGGCCTGTACGTTTATGCCGGAGAGGATTTACCGGAAGATGCCGCACCGCAGCCGGAGGCAGAACCGCAAAAGCAGCCGAAGCCGAAATCCACCAGCCAGAAGCAGGAACAGCCGCCTGTGCCCTGCATCTGCGCCCGCTGCAACCAGCCCATCAAGAGGGTCAAGCTGAAGGATGGTTCCATCATGCAGGCGGCAGAGTTTGCCGCCACCCATGAGGGGATGTGCGCAGACTGCTACAAAGCCACCAGATTGAACGTAGCATAATAAAACTGCTCTATTTCGATGTCACTTGATTCTTGTATGATTCTATATTTCATGGTACACTTACAGTAGTGAGTTCTGAAAGCTCTCCTCTGTGAGCGGAAAGGAGCATTGCATGGCAGATTTGCAGTTTCCTGTTGGGATCTCAAATTTCTCAGAGATTCGTACCAAAGGATATTATTATATTGATAAGACCAATCTGATTGCAGAGATTCTGGATGGCGGCATTCCTAAAGTCAACTTGATCACTCGTCCTCGCCGTTTCGGAAAATCTCTCGGTATGAGCACTCTCGCAAATTTTCTTGACATCCGCAAAGACAGCAAGCAGATGTTTGAGGGATTGGCGATTTCCCAAAACACAGAACTTTGCCAAAAATGGATGAACCAGTGTCCTGTGGTATTTTTCTCTTTCAAGGACACGGACGGTCTAACCTTTGAAAGTGCCTATGGAATGCTGTGCATGAAACTGGCATTTGCATTTCAGGATTATCAGTTTCTTTTGGATGACGATGCTATTTCCGACGATGACAAAGGCATCTTTAAGCGGATTCTGGGACGCACTGCATCCATGGATGAAACCAAAAGCTGCTTTTTGCTGTTGACCCGGATGCTGGAAATCCATTTCAAAAAGTCGGCGGTCGTCATCCTGGATGAGTATGATGTTCCCATTGCCAAAGCCAGCAGCAACGGATATTATTCGCAGATGCTGGACGTGATGCGGGCTATGATGAGCACCACGCTCAAAGACAACACTTCGCTTGACTTTGCTGTGGTTACTGGCTGCCTGAAAATTGCCAAAGAAAGCATTTTTACCGGGACGAACAATTTTGTCTCGGATACGATTCTTTCTCCCCGGTTGAGCGAATCCTTTGGTTTCACACAGGCAGATGTAGATCAAATGCTGAAAGATGCCGGTCTTGAATCGCAGTCTGCTGAAATCAAGGCATGGTACGACGGTTATCATTTTGGCGATGCAGACATTTATTGTCCGTGGGATGTTATCAGCTACCTGCGGGATTTCCAATATGGTGTAGCACAGAAACCGAAAAGCTATTGGAAAAACACCAGTGATAACGCCATCATCCGTTCTTTCATCGACTATGCAGGTGACAATATCACCACGAAGCTCGAAACGCTGATGGCTG